CGGGCAAGGTTGGTGTTGAGCGCGTTGACCGCCTCGCCCCCGGCCCGCAGGGCGCTCTGGCCCGCAAGGCTGCGGGTCAGGTTCGAGAGGCTGGCCTGTGCGGCGGCAAAGCCGTTGCGGGCGCGGCGCACCCGGTTGGCGGCGTCGGCGTTGGCCTGGTCAAGGGTGCGCTGGGCGCGGGCGGCGCTTCGCCGTGCGCTCCCGCCCAAGACCGAACCCAGCATCTGGGTGCCCATCTGAAGGGCGGCTGTCCAATCCATGCTTATACCCTCCGTGAGTTAAGGAACCACTGCCCCGCCCATTCCAGCGCGGTAAGGGTCAGGGGCAGCCAGCCGCGTGACCGTATCTCGATGGCGTGCGCCGTGTTGGCACGGCCTGCGGGAATGCCCAGCGTGGTGGTGGTAATGGGCTGCACGCCCACCTGATTGCTTGAGTGGCCCACCTTGCGCCCGTTGAAGGACAGTACCGGTTGGGCGGTGCTGCCGGTGTGCAGGATGCCGTCCAGCCCGCCGGTCTCAAGCACCGACAGCAGGTAGCGCGTGACCACCAGCCTGCCGTTGGTAATGGCCTTGTCGTTGCCGTCGCGCACAAAGGGCGGGGTGAAGGTGACAGACGAATCGAACGTCGTGCCTGCCACGGCGGCCACTTTTTCCTCGGTGTCCCATGCGCCGAAGTGCTCCCATATATCCTGTGCGGGGAACCCCTGCCACGCCTGCCGCACACCGGCGGGCAGCGCCACGGTGCTGCCCGGGAAGGCCCGCCCGTTGTACCAGGCCAGCGCCCCGGTACCCGCCATCAGGTAGGAGGCAGGGCGGCGCATGTCCAGATACGGGGCGGTGGACGTGCCGGAATCCAGCGTGAACTGCTCGCATGCCACCCAGGTTTGCTGTCCGTCAAAGCGCAGCAGGGTCACGTACACGGACGCCTCAAAGCGGGACAGGCCGATGATGCGCCCCACGCCCTGTCCCCACTGCCAGCGCGACCATGAATCCCAGGCCCGCGTTTGCGTGCCCGGCTGGTCAATGAAGCGGTACACGTACAGGCCGCTGTCCAGCCCGTCGGTGCGCACCAGCACGGTGGCGGGCTGGGACAGCGCCACCAGCTCGACGGGGATGCCGCGGATGTAGCGCGACAGTTGCGGCGAGACGCAGAAGGTCTCGGGGGTATCCTGAAAGAGGCCCAACTGGAATTGGTGCAGGCTGCCTTTGTGCGGGGAGGGGCCGGGCTGGTTGGGCGCGGCATCGAACTTGCCGTAAAAGAGCAGGTTGCCCACCACCACCGGCGCGGCCATCGCCGCGTCCTGCTCGTGGGCCACCACCGCCACGCCTGCATTGGCGGGCGACAGTACCGTGCGGCCCGAGACAACGTACTGCTTTTTCTCGCCGAACAGGAAGAGGTCGCGGGCAAAGGTGACGCTGCGGCTGATAACGTCGTCCTCGGCCCCCAGCGCGTACATTTCGATGGGGTCGTCGTCTTTCACGGTGAGCTTGCTTTGGCGGAACCAGTTGAAGTAGTCGCCCACACGGCTCATGAACAGCGTGCCGTTGACGACTATCACCAGCCTGTCCATGAAGACGGTCAGGTGCGTGACGCGCTTGCCGAAGAAATACGGCACCGCGCCGATGGCCTGCGCATCGCCGCAGACGCTTGCGCTGTAACCCGGGACACTTTCCCCCAGCAGGGCGGCCAGTTCGGCAGGGGAATCTGCCAGATAAAAGGTCTGGCCGTCGGCAGACACCGCCCCCAGCGCAAAGACCTGGCCCGGCGTAATCACCTGCGCCGCGCCCTCGCGCCAGGTGACGGTCTGAAAGTCCGTGCTGGCCCCGGTGTCGGCATGCGCCACCATGTAGTACGGCTCTGCCGCGTTCCTGGGGCGGATGCGCACCACCTTGCCGGGCCTGTGGATGGCCGACAGTTTGGCCGGGTCGTCCACTTCATCGGCCACCCCCCGGAACATGGTGCCGTCGCCGCCGTCGCTGGCCGAGACCGCCTTTGTGTTGGTCAGGACAACGGTGCCGCCCACGCGGGCGGCATCGGTAAAGCCCTGCGCGGCCAGTGCGTCTATCAGTTGCTGGGCGATGTGCTGCGGCGCGATGCTGGCTGCCGCGTCCCCTATCCATTTGTTGACCTTGGAGTTGTAGTCGTTTACGCGGTCGTTGACTTCTTTCTGGTAGTTGGCGTTGCCTTCCAGCGTGATGTCGGAGGTGTCCAGCAGTTCCGGGTAGCTGGACGCCATCGTGGTGTACGTGGCATCTACCACCGCGCCCGTGTCCGCCCGCTCGACTTTGAGCGTGTACGTGCGGCTGTACGCCCCGCTCCGGACTTCGGCCACGGCGTATGGACGCATGGCGGCAAAGCGGTCGTCCTCGGCATACCCCGGCCCCAGGCTGGATGAGGCCAGCAGCACAAAGCGTCCGGCGGCGGTGAGGGCGCTGATGCCGCCGTGCGTCCACGGGGCCAGCCCTGCGCTGTCCGCGTACACGACGTTCAGGAACTTGCCCGTGACCTTGTTCAGCACAAAGCAAAAAGGCAGGGCGTCGCTGCTGGCGCGTTCCGCGCTCATGTACACCATGCTGTACTCGGTGCCGCCGTGGGTAAAACCGTACTCCCGATAGTGGCGGGCAGTGCGCACCAGTGCTTCGGACAGTTCGGGCAGGCCCAGGGGCTGTTCATCCAGCGTGAGGCTGCCGTGGCGGCGGGCCTTGCCGCGCACGGGGTCGTCCACCATGTTCACCATTTCGCTGCTCTGGCCGGGCAGGCGCTCGGCGGCCACCTGCTCGCCCACGCCGCGTGTGATGCTGGCGTAGCTGCCGCTGACTTTACTCATGACGTTTACTCATCCTGGCCTCCTACCAGCGCCGGTGCCGCCAGCGCGTCATCGGGCGGATGCCCCGCATTTGCAGCATCACGTCCGGGTTGTTGAACATGTTGACCTTGCTTTGCCGGATGTGCTCGGCCCGCAGGACGGTCAAGACCTGCTGGTACGCTGCGCCCAGCTTGCCGTACCTGTCGGCGTCGCCGTCAAAGGCGCTCTGGAAATCCAGCACGGCGCGGGCGGCAACGACGTGGCCTGCCAGCACGGGCAGGTCGGCCAAATCCAGTTCGCGCACCAGCTCCACCTGCACGGGTGCGACAAATTCGTAAGCGGCGCGGGCGCGGTCGTACAGCCGCCTGCCGCGTATCACGGTCGCATTGCCCGCGTCAGCGGGGTTCACGTTGATGGCATCCAGTGGCACGTAAATGAAGTGCGTCGTGGCGTCCGGTCGCAGGGTGACAAAATCGGTGTTGAACCACCAGCCCCGCGCCTGCTCCTGCGTGCTGGCAACAGCCAGCCTGGCCCGCGCCGCCGCAATGTACGGATGGTCGGCATCAACCGCGTTGACAGGGGTTTCGCCCATGGACGCCAGACACTGGTTCACGATATCCAGTTCAGTCAAACGCATGCATGCTCCTTGAAAACAAAAAAGCCCGCGCACTGTTTCCAGTGGCGGGCTTGTGGGCGGGTTACGTCACGCGGCTTTGAGCAGTCCTGCGTACGCCGGGTTGTTGGGCGTAACGCCAAACGACAGGTAGGCGTCGATGAAGTAGCCCTTCAGGCGCGAATCCCAGAACACGTCCGTCGTCAGCGGGATGGTCGCGCCCGCCAAGAGCGCACGCGGCGAGAAGACTGCCGCCACCGTCTTGGAGAAGTCGCCGTCGTAGGCGTGGCTGTTGCCATCGTTGGACAGGAAGTGGCCGGTCACAGCCGCCGTGGGCAGGTTGTTGCTGATGCGCAAGGGGACGCCGTAGGCGGCCAGATGGTGGGTCTCGATTTTGGTGCCGTCACTGGTGACGTACTCCCGATTGACCAGCCGGTCGTTCTTCAAAAGCGTGTAGTATGCCTTGGGCTTGACCACGATGATCAGGTCATCCGTAATCGGGTCTACGTCCTTTTCTTCCATCGCGGTGAAGACCTGGCCCAGGTAGTCTTCCAGCGCTGCCGGGTCGTTTTCCAGCCCCGGACTGGCAAAGGTCTTGACCGTGCCGGGCTGCCAGCCCTTCGGGTAGGTGCTCATGTCGGAGATTTGCGCCGCCTTGACCGCCTGAATCATGAACGCCTGGTCGTAGAACTTGGCAATCTTCTTGCCGTGCTCGCGGCCAATCTCGGCGCGGGCATCGTAGCTGTTCTGGAAGTCGTCCAGCATCGGCGTGAAGGCCCGCGCCAGTATCACCGTGTCCACGGTGAGCCGGGTCTTGGCCGCCTGGTTGACGGTCGCGTCCATGTCGGTGCCAGGCACCAGCCGTTGCAGCGTCGATTCGCCGAACTGGTAGCCGGAAATGGTGGAGGTGCCGCGCACGGGCCGCACCGCGATGTAGTCGCGCATGACCGATTTACGCGCAATCGTGCCTTCGACAATGCCGGTGTACTCCTCGATGTGCAGCGCCATCGGGTTGGTGGCGGCAGGGGCTGAACCGATTTGCTGGTTCTGTCCAACCTGTAGATTGGCACCGGGCCGCGTGATGTGGGTAATGCTGATAGCCATGGGATTCCTTATGACGGGTGTGGGATGTGTCTTTCAGGGCAGGGAAATGCGGCAAGGGCCTGCCCTTATAATGGGCGCTGTTGGGTAACAGTTTGGGAGGCCGCACCATGAGTACCGCATCCGCACGGCTTTACGAGACGGATTTTTACGGGTGGATACAGCAGCAGGCCGGTGTCCTGAAGGCGGGCAGCTTTGCCAGCCTCGACCTGGATAACCTGATTGAGGAAATCGAGAGCATGGGCAAAAGCCACCAGCGGGCGCTTGAAAGCAGGCTTGAAATTCTGTTGATGCACCTGCTCAAATGGCAGTACCAACCCGAACGCAGGACGCCAAGCTGGACGCACACCATCCGGGAGCAGCGCAGGCGCATAGCAGGGCATCTGAAGAAAAACCCCAGCCTTGCGCCCCGCATCCCGGAAGCGCTCGAAGAAGCCTACGATTACGCTGCCCCGTCCGCCTGCGCAGAAACCGGCATGAGGGCGGCGACCTTTCCTGCCGAATGCCCGTGGTCGTTTGAGCAGATAATGGATGAGGACTTCTGGCCGGACGCCCCCGTCACGGGGCGCGGCAGTTGATTACCCCCGCCACGCTGCCCGGCGTGCCTGCAACTGGCGGTACTCGGCAGTTTGCTCAAATGCCGCCCCTTGGGTGCGGCGCAGGTCAGCCACCGCCTTGCCGTAGTCAGCCGGGGACAGGACACCGCCCGCCGGATGGGCGGCACCGCGTGCGGCCTGGGGGCTGACCACTGGCGCGGCAGGGGCAAAAGCGGTGCCGCTGGCGGCGCGGTACTGGTTCACCAGAAATGCGGCCACGGCCTCGGCCACCACGCCGCCTTGCGCCAGTGCCGCATTCACGGCTTCTTTCTCGTCAGGTTCCGCATGGGCGCTGGCCCATGCCAGGGTCTCGTTCCATGTGGCCTCATCGCCTGCGGCCTGCACCGCAATCTGCTGGACGGCGGCCACTTTTTGCGCCTCGCGGGCAAGCTGGTCTTGGTAGCCCTTCTCGGCCAGCGCCACATACGCCTCAAATCCGGGGACGCCTTTCTCGGCCAGCAACGCCTTGATTTGGCCGAAGTCGCCCTGGGTCGCGGCCACCATCGCAGGGTGCTCGGGTGCCAGGCCGTGCTTGCCCACGAACGCCAGCGCCAGGTCAAGGTTGGCATCGCCGGTGGGCTGGTAAGTCACCGCCTCGCCGAAGGTGGCAGGGGCATCCTCGCCTGCGGGGTGGCCGCCGCCGTGCTCGCCCGCAGGCGCTGCCGGTGCAGCCGGTTTGTCAGGAATCTGCGTGGCAACCGGCGGGGTGGCCGGGGCCGCTGCGGGCGCTGCCGCGCCGGGGACTTGCGCGGGTTGTGTCGGGGTGTTCTCGGTCATGTCGGTCATGGGGTTCCTGCGGGTGATGGGGTGGAGTTACTGTGTGACGTTGCCTGCCACCGCACTTGCGACGGGGCGGGCAACCTGTTGGGCCAGTTGTGCGGCCTGCTCGTTCTCAAGGTCTTGCTGCTGTTCTTCGGGCGACTTGATGTAAAGCTGCGGGTCTACCCCGCGCCCGGAGAACATCGCGTGCGCGACAGCATCCAGCTTGAGCACCGCCATGACCTGCGGCGGCATGGCCCCGATGGCGGCCAAATCCATCAGGCACAGCTTCAGGTTGTCCAGGTCGCCGTTACGCGAGAGCGCATCCAGCCCGGTGATGATGGTGGGCGTAAGCCGGGTGCCTTTGAGGTTGACGCCGACATCTTTCAGGAGCCAATGCGCAATGGGTAGCTGCAAGTCCACGGCCAGGCGCGAGTACACGCCGCCCAGCGACGTTTCAAGCTCGTTGGCCTGCATGCGGATTTCTTCGGCGGTCACGCGCTCGGCGTCGCGCACCACGGCAGACCCTATCAGAAAGAGGTTCGCCAGCCGCTGCACGTACTTGGCGTTGGCCGCGCCGATGTGTTGCAGGCTGGCGGCAGTGCCTGTGACCAGCGCCACGATGTCGCCGTCCACGCCGGGCAGGGCCGCGCCGTTCTCGCTGGCTTGCAGGTCTTCGGGCTTGGTCATGCCCGCAGGATTGACCAGCCAGCGGAATTGGCTGGCAAGCACCGCCGCTTCCACCTCGGCCTGCGAGAGGGCGGAGAGCGCCGCAAAGTCGCCCGCCGCCTGCTCCACCAGCCCGGTACCGTAGTCGTTGTCGTCGTGCAACTCCCAGGTCAGCGCCCGGTACGGTAGGGTGGCATCGTCGTACTTGCCCTCGAACTCGCGCCCTTCCAGTGGGTACTCGTCCACGTGCTGGGTCTCAAGGTAAGCCCCGTCGATATACCGGATGTCCACGTAGTGCTCTACCGGCGGGGCCTTGCTGTCAGCGCCCAGCCGGTACGCGGCGTACTTGCTGGAACGGGCCAGCAATTGGGCCTGCGCGGCGTCGCTCAACTCGTCGAACAGCACGTTCTCCCTGACGATGAGCCGGATGACGCGCCCTGTCTGGCTGCGCTTGACGACAAAGCGTTTGATGCCCACGGCACGGATGCTGTCCTTGAGCACCATCAGGCAGTTGCCGGTCACTATCATGTGCTTTAATGCCAGGTACAGGTCGGGCCGGGCGGCCTTCTGGTCAAGCCGCTTGATGGCGTTTTTCTCGCCCACGGCCATCGCCGACTGGAATTGCGTGGGGTCAAAGCCGGTGCTGGCCTGCAATTGCTGCATGACGGCCTGCGGCACATCCAGCCGAAAGAACGGGCGCGAAGGCGCAAAGAGCGCCAGCATCAGCTTGTTGGTGAGGTTGTTCAGGCCCTGTGCGCCCACCGACTGGTAATCGGTTTGCAGTTCGTCCTGCTTCTCGTTGTACCCTTCGGGCGGACACAGGACGGGCAGGGTGTACGCGGCGTATTTTTCGCAGCGGGCAATCAGGGCGCGGCGCTCGTTGTCCATCTGCGTCCATGCGCGTTTGACGTTCATCATCATCATCATCCTTCGTTCAGGTCAGGCGGATGCCTATGCCCCCGCCGGTTGCGGCGCTGGCTGCACCCGCTGCACGGTACTTGCGCCGGGGGTCGGCAGGGCTGTCGGCAACGCCTTCTATCCGGGTGGTCGGGGCCTGCGCATTGGCCTGCTCCTGTGTGCGCAGCTTGGCCGCAAGGTTGGCCTGATTGGCCGCGTGCTGCTGGGCGTACGCCGCCCCTTGCGCCTGCTGGTTGATTTGCGCCACCTGTGCGGCAGATGCCTGCCGGATGGCGGCGGCCTGCTCCTGGGCAGCCCGCTGTGCGGCGCTGCTGTCCACGCCAAAAATTTTGCCCACGGTCTTGCCGATGACTTTCTTTACACTACCCATCAAAGCTCCCTGTAAAGTTGGGCCGGGGCGTCTTTGAACCCCAGCCTGCGCCAGGCTCCTGCCAGCCGCGCATCCAGTGCGCCGTACGTCCCCACGCAGATGCCTGCGCAGCCGTTGGCGCGGGCAATGCGGGCCATTTCCGATGCCACATTGCGCAAGGTGTTGCCGGTGCAGTGGCTTATCCGCAGTACCAGCACCTCGTTAAAGAACCTGGCCTGCGCCGTGAACCAGCACTGGTCAATGTCAAAGGCCACGAGATAGTCGCCGATGATGGCAACAGAGGATTGTTCCAGCAGCCTGTCCAGCACGGCGGCCACGTCCTCATCAAGATGGTGCGCCCATTCCCGCCCTGCCTGCACCATTTTCTGCCGGTGCGCTTCCAGCGCCGCCAGCGCGGCAGGCCGGTCATCGGGCGTCATGCGTCTGGCCCTAGCCAACGGTGTAGCCCTCGCGCAGGGCCTTGAGCACCGCCTGCACGCCAAGCTGGTAGCCCGCCATCAGGTCAGAGGTGGTGTTGGTCACGGACGGCGGGGGCAGTTGCCGCTCAAGCGCCCGGTACTGTGCGGGGTCAAGGCGCACGAAGGTTTGTATTGCCGGTGTTTCTGTCATGGGGTTTCCTTGAAATGTGTCTTTCAGGGCAGCGGTATTGCCGTCAGGCAAAGAAGTACGGCGCGTCCAAGACCTGCCGTATATCCAGCCTGCCAGCAGCAGGCGGGCAAGGCAGTCCCGTGTAGTGGTTGCCGAACCACGCCAGCATGTCGGTGTTTTCATACATCCTCACAAAGGTTTGCCGGATGATGCGGGCAAGTGCGCCTGCATCAGCGGCGTGGGTGCCGTAGTCGTCGTGAATCATGGCAAGCGATGCAATGCCTTGCTTGCGGGCAGCCAGAATGGTCAGCGTCAGGTGCGCGGCGTCCATGCTGTGTACGAAGTTGGGCGCAATGCCGTTCTGGTGGCGGCGCTTGTGCGGGATGTCGCCCGCCTGCGCGACCTTGATTTGCATGCCGCCCATGAGCATGCTGTTCACGCGCAGGGTCTCGGCCTCAAAATACGCCTGCACCACGGGAAAGCCGGTGGGGGCCGTCCAGCGGATGAGGTCTTGCCCGCCTGCAATCAGCTTGCCCGCGCACTGGCGCAGCCACGCCATCGCCTTTGGTGCGGCGACAACGACTTCTGCTATCGCCGCCCAGACGTGATGCGAGAGAAAGTGCGCCGCTGCCATGCGCTCGCCCGGCCCGAACTCGGGGGCTTCTCCCTTTGCCAGATAATCGTCCACGATGAATTGGGCGCAGGAAAAGCGTGTGGCCCCGTAGGGCAGCGTCATGACGGAGCGCTTGACCAGTTTCCGGTTCACCCCATGCGCCAGCCATTTGGCTGCCAGCGCGGCTTGCGCCTCGTCCAGCGCGGCCATGTCCAGCTTGGCAAGCCGCGCCTGTACGGTATCGGCCACCTGCTGGTAGATGTCGCGGGGCTGGCGGCAGGGGACAAGGTTCACCGCCTTGCCCCCCACTTCGTCGCGCAGCATGGCCGAAAAATGTTGCAGGCCGTTGCAGGAGCCGTCCATGCCGACCGGCAGGTGCGAGAGGAAGCCCTCCGGGTTGCGCTGCCACGCGGCGTACTCCTTCACCCAGGCCAGAAATTGCAGCGGCTTGTCGGCCTCGCGCCAGCCGTCGTGTGCCAGCGGGTCGTCGGCCATTGCCAAGAGGTGCAGGTGGTTGTCCCGTACCCATTGAATGCGCTCGGCGAAGGATACCTTGTCCACGCCAAACCGGTTGGCCCCGTCCACACGGAACCAGTCCTGCGCCGCTTGCGTGGCAAGCGGCTTGCCGTCGGCAAAGCGCAGCAGTGCTCTTTGCAGGTCGCTGCCCTGCGGGTTCACGCCGGTGGTCACGGCGTACAGCCGCCCGCGAAAGTCCGCCTGATACAAAAACCAGATGACAGGCCAGGGGCGGAACCGCTCGGCCACCATCGTGGCGTAATGGAAGCGCTGGAACTTGGTGCGGCGCGACTTGCGCTCGTTGTGCCAGTCGCGCATGGCCCGCTTCCATTCGGTAAATGCCGCTTGCTGGGCGGCGGTCATGTCCGCCTTGTCCAGCCGGTCGGTCAGCCAGTCCGGTTTGGCGGGCGGGGCCGTGTCGGCGTGCGTCAGGATTTCATCGGTCTGCATGCGGGCCGCGATGTGCCGCACGGTGTCCAGCATGTCGCCGTTGATTTGCCAGCGTACCGATTGCAGGTGGTTGATGGCGGCCCGCACCTTGCTTGAATCGGCCCGCCGGTAGATGTCCAGCACCTTGCTGCGGGCCGCTCGCGGGGCGGCGATGCAGTACGGGCTAAGCCTGCGCATTTGCCGCGTGTGGTAGCCGCCCGCATCGAACCGCGTCCACGGGCGCGGCGGCTCAATGAAGGGGACGTGCAGGGGCATCAGGAGCGCGGCCATGTCTTTTATGTCGGCTATCACCGCCAGGGCGTCCGCCGACAGGGTGGCGGTCAGGTACTCGCGCAGGCCCCCGCCCAGCTTCTTTTCCCTGTGGCGCGTCACCTCAAGAAAGCCCAGGCCCCGCAAGGCTTCCACCAGCCACGCGCCCGCCTGTTCGCGCTCGGACGGCTGCCAGTCCGGCAGCGCCATGTCGCGCTTGCCTGCGGTGTCGCGCAGCACGCGGTATTTGTAGCGGGCGTCCCGGCTGTGCCGCCTGTCCATGTCGTGGACGATTTTCCAGTACAGGTCATCGTCCGCGTGCGCAAAGGCGGCAAAGACCAGTTCCCGGTACAGGGCCGTACCCACCGCACGCGAGAGCTTGCGGGCGTCCATCGTGTCCTTGCCTGCCATCACCCTGCACAGCACGGTGTTCATGCCAACGAACGCCACGCTGGCCGGGTCAAGGGGTTTCAGCAGCGCCACGTGCGCCTTGTGCCGCCCCGGCCTGCCGGTCGTGGTCAGTGCCTCGCGCACCACGTCGATGAGCGGCAGCAGATACCGGCGGTACAGCGGGCGGGCGTACGGCGTGGTGTCGGCCCGCCCCGCCTGTTCACTTTGCAAGAGACGCGCCAGGGTACGCTCGCGCCCGCCCCGGTGGATGTCCTGTTCCAGTGCCATTTGCGGCGGCAGGGGCGGGCCGATGAAGGCGGGGTCAGCCTCCGTCACGATTTGCCCCGCGCCCATCTGCTGCCCAGCTTGCGGGCGCGGGTTTGCATCCTGGCCTGCGTGGAGCCGTTGGGGAGCAGGACGGCAGGCAGGCAGCGGTAATGGCCCACCCATTCGCCGCGGGCCAGTTGCTGCGCCAGTTGCTCGCTGGGGTGGTTGTTCACGGGGGCAAGGCCCGGGCGCTGCACCAGAATCAACCTGTCCAGCACGGCCAGTTCGTGCGCAAAGCGCACGTCCGTGACCAGCACGATGCCGTCGAACGCCTCCCAGCAGTCGGCGGCAAGGTCTACCCACAGGCCCTTGCGCACGCGCTGGCCGCCCTCGGTTCCCAGCACCTGCATGAACTCCCTTGGGGACAGGCTGATGCGCGGCCCGTCCCAATCGGCCCACAGGAACGGCACCAGCGCGGCCACCGTGTGGGCGTACAGGGCGGCCCGCTCGTCTTCGGGCAGGGTCACTTCCAGCACCTCGTCGATGGCCTTCTGCAGGGCGGCGCAGAAGCTGGACGGATGAAAGGTGCGGCGCACGTGCTTGCCCGCACGGTCGTAGGGGTCAAGGCAGACCCGATGGCTGATGGCCCTGATGGGCAGGGCAAAGCTGTCGATAACCGCGGGTACGTCGTGCTGGCGGATTGCGCCCAGCATGGCGCGGGCTGCCGTGTCCTTGCCCGCGCCCGCCAGACCGGTAAAGCCGATAATTTGTTCTGCCATGGGATTCCTTTTCAGTTGATGGGCAGGTGCTTGCGCACCGCTTTGCGACGCGCCGCCCGCGCCCGCTTGTTGCGGGCAAGGCGTTTTTCGTCGTCGGTTCGATGGGTGGGGTGCTTGATGCCGCTGGGGTGGGCGGCGTGGTGTTGCAGGTAGGCAAGGGTGTTGGTCAGAAAGGTGTGCGGGTTGACCCCGTGGCCGATGCGGCCAGACCAGTTCTCCACCCTGCCAAGGACGCTGTTGCACCAGCGGTGCAGAACAGAACGGATGTCGCCGCTCGCGTGGTCGTGGTCAAGGACGGTATCGTCCCCCAGCGCCAGTCCGCACAGCGGGCAGTTACCCTGCTGCTGCCGTGCGAGTTTCATGCGCACGGGCTTTATCATGGATGGCGTCAATCTCTGCACGCTGCTCCTTTACACGTTTGATTAGGCGTTTGGCTGCCGCTTCGATGTCGGGGGTGCGCGGAACAACCCGCAGGAAGTCGTGCAGGTGTGCCGCACGGCTGCCCCGCAGCCACAGCAGTGCAGCCTGTTCCACGAAGGCGTCGTGCCAGTTGTCGCCGTAATGGCCCCGGTACAGGCCACTGGTCAGAACAAAGGCGTACTCGTTGCAGGCGGCGTCCATCAGATACTTTGCCGCCGTCTTCTCGCCACACAGCTTGCCTTCGGCACGCGGCAGGCCGGGAATGTTGTCGGCCACATCCCCTTGCAGCATCTGCAACCAGAACCATTTGTGGCCGTACACCAGTCCGTCCGCCCCGATGACTTCAAAGCTGCCCCTGGGCACCTCGGTCAGGGTGTAGTCGTGGAAGTTCACGTGCAGCCCGGCCAGCATGCGCATGTCCTTGTCGGGGGAGGCGATGACGACGGCGTGCGTCGGGTTCTGCGCCTGCCAGCTTGCCAGCGCCATGCCGTCGTCGGCTTCGCGGTCGTGCCACTTTTGAATCGCAAAGCCCGCGTGTTCCTGCGACGGGTCTTCCAGATACCCGCGCAGCATTTCCCAATTGGCGGGTCTGCCGCTGTGCGTGCGCTGGGCCTGGTAGGGCTTGACCGTCGCAATCAGGTAGCGCTCGCCCTTGGTGCTGGCAGGCATCGTCAGGTGAACGACGGCGTTGGTGGCCCCGCTCATGTCCGCCAGCGCCTGCACCTTGTCGCGCACGTTGGCCCGGGCGATGTTGGGCGGGCATTCCTTGCCCCCGGCGCAGCGGTAGGCCAGGTAGTCCCCGTCGATATGCACGACGCGGCCCGGCACGGGGTCGGGAACAATGGCCTGTGTGATGGGGCGGGCCGCAGCAGCCTTGGCAGCCACTGCCGCCAGCCAGTCAGGCCGGGCCGTCACAGCGTGTCGTCGTCCAGGTCAGCCAGCGGGTCGTCGTCCGTGTCCTCGGGCGGGGTCAGCAGCACCCCTTTCTGGCGAGCTGCCTTTTTGGCGGCGGGCTTTTTGGCAGGGGGTGGCGCGGCGGGTGCATCTTCCCCGTCCAGTTCCAGCGCCCCGTCCTGCAGCAGCAACTGCATGGGGGAGCCTTGCCAGTTCAGCGCGGACATGATTTTTTCCTGTATCACGTTCTTGCTGCGGGCCGGGCGCACCTCGCGGCCCGCGTCGTCCGTGTACGCGGGGAAGGTGCCGTCGATATGAATGCTGGCCCACTGCTCCATGTCCGGGTTGTCCCAGAGAAACACCTTCAGGTCGGTCAGCGCCTCGGCCACCTTGACCGGTTTGACCGTGATTTCGCCGTCGTCCCCCACGATTTCCGCCGTGGGCGGGCCGACGCTGTAGCCGTCCTCGCCCCGCAGCCCCGCGTACACGCGCTGGGTGCCGTTTGCCTCGTACTCGCGGTGGTGGACGCGGCCCCGGTAGGCGTTGCCCAGCAACTGGACAAAGTGGGTGGCCCCGCCTGCGTAGTTCATCTTGTTAAAGAGCTTGATGAGGTTGGCCTTGGGGCTGCGCGAATCGGTTTCGGTAATGGTCATGCGTACCGGCACGCCGTCCCTGGGCGGGTAGTTCTTGCCGGAGAGTTCAAAGACCAGTTGCACCTGCTTGACGATTTTGCTTTGGCCCGCGAAGTTCCTTTCGTGTTCGCCGACTTCAAAGTAGCCAACGAACCGCAGGCCGCACGGCCCTGCGGGCGGGGGCTGCCAGCCGCCCCCGCCTTCTGCGGTTTTGGTGAAATCCTTGCCGGTTTGCAGGGCCTTTTGTTGCAGTTTCTTGATGTCGATTGCCATAAGATTCCTTGGTTAGGGAGAGGGAGGCGGCTTTAAACGGATTGCAGCAGGGGCAGTACGTCGGCAGACCATTTGATTTGCTGCACGGGTGTGCCGTCGCTGTGCCGTTTGCCGGTATCGAGAATGCGCATGAAGGCGCGGGCGGCGTCCAGCGGTTGCCAGCGCTCGCCTGTCCTGGCCTGCAAGCCCGCCGCTTCCAGCTTGCGGTTCACCTGCCGGGCAGTCAGTCCGCCCATCTGCTGGCCGAGTTCGGTCGGGTTGAAGTACAGGCCGGTCTGGTTCTCGGCGACAAGGTGGGTGTGACCCAGACCTTCCAGCAGGTTCGTGTCGGTGAGCTTGCGCACGTACTGGTTGGCGCTGATGGCGGCGGCATTGCGGTCGCAGCCAATCAGGCGGGCCACCTTGAAGAGCGCGGGAAAGAGGCGGGCCGCTTCGGCGGACTGTTTGACGGGCGACGCCTGCGGTCTTGCCTGATACCGGCCAGTCTTGCGCAGGGTCGGCAGCACGTCCTCAAAGACCCAGCGCTCGAACTTGTCCGCAGCCGGTAATTGGCTGTTAATTATCAGGCGGTACAGGTCGGGTTCGTTGATGATGCGTACCTGCTGTGTTCCGCCTTTGGTTGAAAGGGGGGTCTGTTTCGTTACCCCCTTACAATGGTCACGTACTGCTTTGCCGGGATTGACGTAGCCCAGCGCTTCGGCTACATCTATACCGACGAACCACGGTTCGCCGTCGATTTCGACTGCGCGGATGGAAAAGCCCTGCGATTGAAACGGAATGATGTTCATGTGCTTCCTTGTCAGTTCGGGTTAAGTCGGGTTACGCCGCCCGCAGGGCCGGGACTTTCTTGGCAAGCTCGGTGATGCCTTTTGAGGTCACGCGCAGGGACGCGCCGATGTCTTCCCTGCCGGTACGCTTGTTCCAGAAGGGCGTGAGCTTGTGGGCCAGCCAGCCCTTGTCCAGCTTGTCCTGATAGCCCAGCAGATGGCCTTTGCCGTTGTGGCGGTACGCCCAGCCGTTGGCAAGCATCCAGTCCACGAATTTGCCCGGGCCGATGCCCAGCGCCTTGGCGGCGCGGCGGATGAGGTAGGTGCCGGTGTCCTCGGCGATGCGGTCGTACACCTCGACTTTGGGTGCTTGCTCGGCCACCGTGGCTTCCAGTGCCAGGACTTTCTCGGTGTAGGTCAGCAGCAAACCGCGCAGGCTGGCCGGGTCGGCAAGGGTGGCGGTGACGTCGGGCTGTTGGGCTTGGGCCTCAAGCTCCATCCAGCGGTCGATGATGCGCTTGCGCAACTTCACGTTGTAACCGGCTACCAAGGTCAGGGTCAGGTCTTTGGGGAGGGAGAAAATCGGGTAGGACTGGCCGTTTTGCAGGTTGGTATGGGTATGCTCAAATTTGAGGACACCCCCTGCGCCGTACAATTCCGTCAGCATGGCGCGAATGTCGCGTAGTACGTTGTCATGCCGCTTGTCGGTCAGTTCGGCGATTTCCCGACTGCTCATGGTCAGGGTTGTGGCAACGGTGTCGCCAGCAGGCGACAAGGCATTGATAAGTCCTTTCATGTTTGGTTCCTTATTAAGTTGATTCCGTTGATTCCCAGGACGGGACATGCCCGCCGATGAATTGCTTGCGCAGCCACGGCTTGAGCGCCGCTACTGCCTTGCCGAACACGGGGTCGGCTATGCGGTCTTCCTGCATCATGTCCGCGCCCCAAACCGTGTCGCTGGGTACGCCGATGGGAAGCCCCCACTTGAACCACCACTCCATAAACGTGCTGGCCTCTTCCATGCACACGTGCAGCAAGGCTGCCGCCTTCGCGGCTACGCTCTGATGGAAGTCGCCGTACTCGGCGTCGTGTACCTGATTGACCAGGAGCGCCCGCCCGTAGAAGTTCCGGTAGTGGTAGAAGGCGCGGATGGACAGCCACATCGCGGCCTTGGCCCATTCGCCGCCTTCACCCTGCACCACGTAGTTCCGGATTTCCGTGGGGGAAAACGTCGCCAGCCTGCCCTTGTCCAGCAGGTAACTCGGTGCGGGCTGCTCCCAATAGGTGTAGACCTTGCCGTCCGGGGTGGTGCTGGTAGACCTGCCCAACTGCACGGCCAGCCCGCGCTTCTCGGGGTGGGCCACGACGCGGCTCGTGGGCTGGCGGTTGGCCGCAATCGTGGCGGCCAGCCGGGTATAGAAGGCGTCGATTTCCGGGTAGCGGGCGTTCTCGGCGTCCACCAGTGCCTGCACTTCTTCGGGCGTCATGCCGGTGCTCTCGGCAATCTTGGCTACCCCCGCCCCATAGGCACGCTGGAAGCTGAACACCTTGGCTTTCGTGCGCTTGTAGTCCCACTCGGGGTCGTTCTCTACCTTGCACAGGCGATAGACTTCCTCGTAGGGCATGCGCTCCTTGGCGGCCAGCCGCACGCAGTGCATGTCTTTGCCGGAGGCCAGGTCTTCTACCAGTTGCGGACACTCGGTCAGGATGGCCTGTATGTACACTTCCAGCGACGAGAAGTCCGACTGCACGATGCGGCCTGCGTCACCAAAGCGGGAGCGGAACAGCTTTTTGACGTCCGACTTCTGCCCCTTGGAGAGGTTTTGCAGGTTCGGATTGCTGCTCGATAACCTGCCGGTGACGGTGGATGTGTGGTTCAGCCCGTGGTGGATGATGCTGTCGGGCTGCACCAGCGTCAGCATGCCTTTGCTGTTGCCGTCCTCATCGGTGGTGATGAAGTAGGTACCCAAGTCTTTGCTCATGGCCTGCACTTCGGCCAAGGTTTTCAGGAACGGGATGTCCCGTGAACCCAGCGCCGCCACCACGTCGGACGCCGTGGAGTACACCCCCGGCGTGCTGCTTTCCCACTTGGGGTCGGGCTGGGTGAAGCCGTCGAAGGTGTATTCCAGCGTTGCCAGCCGCGTTTTTGCGCCGCGCTCCACGTCCGGTACCCTGACCTTCTTGGTTTTCGGCTCGCCCTTGTTCTTGCCGCCCGCATACAGGGTGTAGGCGGCAATCGTGGCATCCGTGGGCGCGGTGGCGGTGGTTGTGCCGTCGTTCAGGAGGTAGTGGGTTTCTTCCTTGAGGTAGTACACGGGCTGACCGTCTTCCCCCTTGACCGGCACGCGCCCTTGATAACTGACCGCCCCGCCGAATATCAGCGCGGATTTGTGGTGGCGGCTGGCCCAATTGAACGTGAACGGCAGGTCGGCGGGCAGGTACTGGTTCACGTCCGAGAGCGCGACATCCAGCCGGGCCTTGAGTTCGCCTGCCAGTTCGAACCCCAAGTCCTTGTCTACGTACATGCCGTTACGCTCGGCCTCGACGGTGAAGAGCAGCGCCCCCATGTTCAGCAGGATGCTGCGCAACTGGCCGGTTTCTTTGGCCTTGGCCCACTGCGCAAGGAAGACAAGCTCGGTGTTGCCGATGTCGCCGTGGTACCAGACGCCGTGTTCGTCCTGCCCGCCTGTCAGATAGCGCATGAGCAGGTCTTCGGGAATGTCCATGGTATCGACGCCTTCGGCCCACAAGGCTTTGACCTCATCGAACTTGATGTTGCCGCCGTACACGGGCGCGATTTCGTCCAGCGCCAGCATGTGGGCGGTCTGCTCCATGCCGCGCAGCAGGTATTCGGCTAGCTGTGTGTCCCAGACCATGCCGCCCTGAGACACCCAGTCCATCCATGCAGGCAGGTTTTTATCGGGGTGCGAGTGGGGGTTTGCCAGTGCGTACAGCAGGTCAAACTTGATGTTGTGTCCCACCAGTATCCGCGTGCCTCTCAGGTGCCGGGTGAACCATTCGGCAGGTGGCGACCTGCGCCCGTAGTAATGGCCTCTTGGCGCAAGCGGCTGCCCGCCGATGTCGCCCGCGCTGAAGCCCTGCGCCACGACGCGGTTCTGCTCGCTGAACGGGTTGGCCTTTCGCCTGTACTCGCTGTGCGTGGTGGTCTCGATGTCCCAGACGGTGTATTTCATGGTGCTTGCCTCATGCAATCTCCGGGTCTTTGAAAAGTGAACGGGGGCCGTCGAACAGCACTTCGCGCCGGGGGTCTTGGGGGCCACCGTCGCGCCGCTTCTTGTTCTTCGGTAGGGATATGAACCGCGTGTTGGCTAGCTGCGGGTCGTGGCTACGCCCGAGCATCAGCACAAAGTCCGCCGCGCCTGCCTTGCCGGTGCGGCTGTTGGCAAGCATTGCCATGCTTGGGTAAATCTCGCCGTCGGCCTCGGCGTTAAGCTGGCTGGTTGCCAGCACCGCGCAGTCGTACTTGACCGCCCAGACCCGCGCCCGCTGGTACAGCCATTCCAGTATCTGGTCGGTGCGGGTGCCGCCGTTGGTGCCGATGCCGTCGGCCCGCACGTTGTCCAGCATGTCTATCACCACGACGGCAGGGCGCGTGTCCTTGACGATATCTTCCAGTTCAGACATGGCGTAGTCGTGTACGTCGTAGATGTCGATGGCGTCCACCCCGCCCAGCGCCTGTACATAGGCCGTGTAAATGCTGCCTTCGCGCTTGAGGTCTATCAGTTCGCGGGTGGTTTTGCCCAGCGCGGCGTTGTAGCAGCGGTGCTTGAGGCGATGCCCCGGCCCTTCGTTGTTGAAGACGGCAATGCCGCGTGGGGTGCCCGTGCCCGCGTCCGGATACAGCGCAGCCAACTGCGGGGCGAAGTGCGTCAGTTCGCTTGCCAGAAAGGACGATTTGCCGCTGTCTACCCGCGCCGCCAAGATGCCGAAGTCGCCGCCCCGCAGGGGACGCATGGATTCGTTCAGGCAGGATAGCCGCCAGTGCAGGCCGGTGTCGTGCTCGTCGGCTTCGATGATGTCTTCGATTCTGTCGCGCACCTTGGGATGGTCTTTGCGCCGCACAAAGAACATTTCGTGCTCGTCGTGGATGGCCCGCAGGGAAGCGGTCAAGTCCGCCTCGCCGCCCTCGAAGTCTTCCAGCAGTGACCAGAGTTTGGCGGCGGTTCTGGCCGCCACCAGCCGCTCCCGTATCCCGTCGGCCACGCCGGGGGCAGGGTCGTCACCGATTTGTCTGAACCGCGCCTGGTACGCGGCCACCCGCTCGGGCGTGAGCCTGGGGTGCAGGAGCGCGAAGTAGGTGCCAAAGGCGGCGGGGTCTATCTCGGTGGCCCCGGGGTGTGCCTCAAAATACCTGCCGTAGTCCTTGAGGATGATGCGGGTGTTTTCGTCTATGCCCTGCTCCGGCACCGACGGGTACAGCTTTTCGTATGCGTCACGGGTTTTGAGCAGCCGGAGCAAGGTAATGTCCAGTGACAGAGGCAATCTCCTTTCGGGATAGAAGTTTGGGGTCGCGGTCGGTCTGGATGAGGCGGGCGGGGATGCCGCAACTTTCCAGCCGTCGCTTGATGGTGCGGGCCGCTTTCCTGCCTGCCGCGTCCGGGTCTAGCCAGACGGCCACGGGCTGCCGCGTTGCCAGAAGTCGCGCCAGCACGGCATCGGTCAGGTTCGTACCCAACAGCGCCCATGCTTGCGTGACTTGGCCGACGCGAAAGGCCGAGAGAATGTCCTCGGTAAGGACGATTTCGCTGCCTGAACCCGCGTTCTCGCCGTACGCGGCCACGAGTGCCGACTTGTCCATGGGCGGGTTGACGTACTTGGGGCGCTGGCTGGCCCGCGTCCAGTGCGGGTCGCGTGCCTGCCAGTACACCACCGCGCCGTTTTCGACTACCGGCAGCACCACGCGGCCCGATGGTTCATGCCAGTACGCACCCAACTGCGCGATTTCCGGCTTGCCGATGCCTGCCTTGTACAGCCACGCGCAAGCCTGCTGCGGCCATGTGTCTACGTCTGTATTGAGGGGCGCGGGCAGGGCGACACTGGCCTGAAGTCGGGCATCTTGTTGCCGTTCGGCCTGCCTGCGGGCCAGCCTTTCGGCCAGTGACGGTGCGGGCTTTGGCACCCAGCCACGGTCGTCACAACGAAAACAAAAGGCAGCCCAGCCGGTGGCGGTATGAGAAACAAGCAGCGTGCGCCCGCCACCACAATCATGGTCTGTGCGCCGCCGACTTCCCTCTGGCGTTTCCTGTGCGGCGTGTAACCAGCCCTTCGGGTCTAGCACTTAACACCGGGTTCAGGTACGCACTATCGTCAGTTCAGGTACGCACTATCGTCAGTTCAGGTACGCAC